CCCCAAAGGGGCTCCCAGTGCTTATGCACAACACCTGCCTGTATAGCAATGTATCCCGCTATATAGGTAACTTCCCACACACGGAGTCCACATGTCATCCATGCCACGCTTCTACGACTGGATTAGACACCCACGACCGTGGGCGGCTAATATCGGTGGTTGGAGCTCTGGCACTGACACTATTTCTGGTCGCCATGATCTCATGCGAACAGAAAGCCACCCTGGTTATGATTATCATAATCTTAACCCTCGTGGCCCGGATATTGGAAGCAATTTTCAACTCAAGAAGCATGATTACTCCTTTGGGAGTAATTTTGCCATCGGAGCCGATCCTGGAGATGTCTCGACATACCCTGATCTTTGGGGTAGTTTCGGCACTTCCTATCGTGGCGACTTTGTCGCTGTTGCTTCTAATGTTCTTTGGAATTCCGACATTTGGCCTGTTGTCAATTCCTCCTCGGATTTTACCCTTGGTGGAATTGGCACTTCGGCCATTGCCGTTCTTATTCCAACGAACCCGGTAGCTAGCTTGGCACAATTCATTGGCGAGTTGCATGAGGGTTTACCTCGTGCATCCATCGAGACACTGCAAAAGAGGACCGCTAAGGCAAGATCTGCCGGAAGCGATTACCTCAATTACAGTTTCGGGTGGAGACCTCTCGTCAGTGATCTCAAGAAGATTTCAAAAGCTGTCACTAAGCAGGAGGAAATCCTGCGACAGTATGAGAAAAATTCTGGTGAGGTTGTCAAGCGAAAGATGACTATGGTTGATGACATTGATGTTTCTGTTAGTACTTATTCGGCGCGTCCTGCGCCGGAACCGTACTTCTGGATCACCATTGACATCGAACCTGGAGTCATGACTAAAACTACTACCGTCAAAACAAAACGGTGGTTTTCAGGCGCTTTTACCTACTACTTAGAACCCGAGAAATCGGGCGCTCTACTTAGGAAGGTTTGGTCTCAAAAAGCTAATAAACTTTTTGGCACCAGGTTAACGCCAGAGCTAGTCTGGAACTTGACTCCATGGAGCTGGGCCGCTGATTGGTTTGGGAATACCGGAGATGTGTTACATAACATCTCCGCCTTTGCCAATGATGGCCTGGTTATGCCCTATGCCTATGTGATGGAAGAGAAATCCATAACTCATAGGTACGAGTTAAAAGGCGTCTATATGCCCAGGTTACAATCTGGGTATAAAGGCCCTTTTAATTTTGAGCAGGTCTTCACCACAACGGTGAAGAAACGTCTCAAGGCATCTCCGTACGGCTTTGGCCTAATCCCTGAGCTAGATTTTAGCTCTAGGCAATTAGGTATTATTGCCGCGCTCGGTTTAAGCCGACGTGGTAAGCATTAGCTAATGCCTACACGCTTCAGTGTGTGGGTTCCCTACGCTCCACCTAGATGGGTGGGTGCGTACCAATTGAAGGAGTATTTGCCACTATGTTTGCTGATCCCCAATCACTCACTATTCTTGGAACGGCCTACTCGCTTCCGCGAGTCTCGGCTGGTTCCAGTTCCGGTGAGTTTCGACACACCGCTACTGGAACGGCCTTGAGTATTGCGCATAACGTTGCAAAGCGTTCGCGCCATACTGTCCGTTTCACCAATACCAAAGTAGCGCCTGACGTTCTGCAGCCTGTAACCAACAAGCCATACTCCATGAGTACTTATCTCGTGGTGGATGCGCCTCTGTTTGGTTATACTGATGCAGACCTTAAGGCCTATGTTGACAGTCTCACTTTGTGGCTGACAACTGGTACTGGTGCCAACGTCACCAAACTTCTTGGTGGCGAAAGCTAATCGTGAGTGAGCTTCTTATCCGGATCTCTCTTGAAACAGCAGTGTTGATCTATATGATCATCATGTACTGTCTATGGAAGGATACCGGAGCTGCCAAGACTAATGAAACATTAGTTGAGGCGTTAGAAGCGATAGCCTTCCGGCGTGCGGCGAGAGCTGCACGTCGGAGAGCTAAAAGGGGTTAGTAATCACGTGGCGATGGATTCCTCTACCTTCCAATTAAGGAGGGGCAGGATGAAAAGCCATATGATGCTGCTTCAATCAGTCCTTATTGATTTAGGGACTAGGTGTTGCACTAGCACCACTCGTGACTGGAAAACCATCACGAGACGATACGAACACGAAGGGATGTCGTTTTTGACGATATCCTTACCGAAGTTTTGCGACGACCTCCAAAAAGGTCTTAGCTCTTCTTCAGTAGATCCATCACTTTTTGTTGGTTATTCAAAAAGTGGAGAGCTCCCCCGATTTCTCGGAGGTTTTCTCGATCAAGTGTTCGATCGGAAGAGTGGACGTTTACTTAACGTACCTTCTGTGGACGCTATCCATGCCATTAGGCAACTTACGTTGTTTTTTGGTAAGGTTGAACTTCCTTGCAGCGATGCACGGAAGAATGCGGCCATAGTAAAGTACATTAAGTGTGAAAAGGATATCAAGCTCGTTGATAAGACTGCAAAACCCTATTATAAGGCTTTGCAGCTCCTATTTCAACGTGTGTTTGGTGCGGTTTGTCAAACTGTAGAAGAAGATATCTACAATGACAAGCTTATTCCCAAACATGGCCCTGGCTCCACAGCTGATGGTCTCATCGGAAACGATAAGTATCATCAGATAGAGTGGACTCAGAGGTTGGAATACCTGTTCCCCTTCGGGGAAAACCTGTATCCCAACTGGCGGCATTTCGATGCCGCCCCTGTTGATATCCTTGAACCCGGAAGAGAGAGACCTGTTAGGGTCATTCTCGTTCCTAAAACGTTGAAAACACCTCGTGTGATTGCTGTAGAACCTACGTGTATGCAATATACACAACAGGCTATACTTGAATCACTCGTTAGAGCTATTGGAGGTAGTGACATCCTTCAATATCTCATTGGATTCGATGATCAAATCCCTAATCAGGTTTTGGCATCGTATGGCTCGTCTTCTGGCGAGCTAGCTTCTCTCGACTTGAGTGAAGCTTCCGATCGTGTTTCCAATCAGCTTGTGCGGGCCTTGTTCTCTCCCTACCCTCATTTGTTTGAGGGTTTGGATGCAACTCGGTCACGTAAGGCTGACGTGCCTGGATATGGTGTTTTACGCCTGTCCAAGTTCGCGTCTATGGGTTCAGCTCTATGCTTTCCTATCGAGGCCATGGTCTTTTTGACCATTATCCTCTATGGGATTGAGCGTGAGCTTAATCGTCCATTGGCCAATAGGGACTTAAAGTCTCTTATTGGTCGGGTGCGCGTCTATGGGGACGATATTATTGTCCCTGTAGAATATGTGCGTTCCGTTGCCGGCAGCTTACAAACTTTTGGGTTTGTAGTAAACGCCGAGAAGTCTTTCTGGACTGGGAAGTTCAGAGAGAGCTGTGGTAAAGAGTACTATGCAGGTGAGGACGTATCTATTGTCCGAGCCCGCAGACTGCTCCCCACGCAACGGAGGCACGTTCCGGAGATTATCTCTACTGTTTCCCTTAGAAACCGTCTTTACGAAGCCGGTCTTTGGGTTGCAGCAGGGTTTCTAGATGACATTCTTCGAGGCTTAATAGCCTTTCCGAATGTTGGTCCAGAGTCTCCCGCGCTTGGCAGGCATTCCTTTCTCGGTTTTGATACCGATAAGGAATGTCCGTACCTTCATAAGCCCCTTGTCAGGGCTTATGTTGTTACATCTAAGTCTCCTCCAAGTCACTTGGAGGGCTCAGCTGCCTTGCTTAAGTGGTTCCTTAAACGCGGCGAACAGCCATTCGCTGACAGGGATCATTTAGAACGTGCTGGACGTCCTAAAGCCGTCAACATCAAGCTTAGGTACGTGGCCTCAGCATAGCTGGGGTCCCGACAATTTGTCGGGGCGGG